GTAACTGTTGTTGCAACATCTGCATTTTTTGTATTTCTTCCGCAAATTCCATCTCAACTTGCTCTTGTGCCATCAATTGTATGTGTTGCATGCAGTTTGTTTGCAGTGCAGTCAGTGCCGCTGGGTTGTTTCTAACCACAAGTGTACCCATAAACTGTAAATGCGACTTCATGTGTGCTTGATGGTCTTGTTTTGGAAATGCTTGGAACTTTTTACCACCTAAAGCCATAATATTTTCCGTTGCAGGGTCTAAAGGTTGCGGTGGAGTCGGTGGTGGTAGTAAAACATCAATATCTTTAACCCCTAATGCCTCATACATGTGTCTGTATGCATGATAAATGTTGTGCATTTTAGGATTTGTCTGTGCTAATTGCAATTCTGACTGTGCAATACTGATTCTTTGCGTCTGTGAGAAGATATTAGGGTCTGCAATCGGTATAATATCGACTCTCTGGTCAAAATCAGCTGCAAAAATCTCTCTTCTACCGCCTACAATGTCGTATGGGTATGCTGGTGGCAGGTAAGTTACAAAACAATTTGCCAAAAGCATAAACTCGTTCTTCATTGATGCGTATAAACGTTTGTGTATAGCTGACATAACCCGCGATCCACGCTCCAAGAGCGCAACTGTAGTGCCCACGGCTGCCGATTGGTTGCCGTCGCCCACTTGCATATCAGCGATGCTCGCGAACCGCTGACCGGATTGTACAACTGTACTTAGTAGTGACAATAGTGTTTGGTTAGGACCGTTAAATGGTAACGGCATGAACGCATCTTTTAGGTTTCCACCAGGTGCATCTACGTCACGGAACTCGCCCGGCTGCAACGGTTGAGCTTCGTCTCTAACGCGGATGCCTCGCATTTTAAATCCGGCCGGTAGATTTGACAAGGTGCCGGCGTCTAAGAGTTGTCTTAGCGCAGCTGTAGCGGTTCTTGATAGACCGCCTATCATGTGTATTAGGCCGAACCCGTAAAATCCGAGTCCTGGTAGGAATTTGAAATGAACAAAATATTCTTTACGTCTTTTTGACGGATTGTTTTGTTCAAAATTTCTTCTGACTGCAAGAACAGTGCTTGTCTCTTCATCAATCGTTACGATGTACGGAAGTTTTAGTCCTGTTGGTTCTCCAGTCTGTAAGTTCATATCTTCAAACCCTTCAAGATCTAAATTAAGGTGACATTCTAGCAACGTATGCACTTCTTCGTTGTTGCCTCTTGCTGTACCTTCTATTTTATCTTTTGTATCTCTTACATCACCAATGTCTGACATCGAACCTTCTCCAATGTCAACATCTTTATAAAAACCTGCTAACTGTTGTCTACGCAATTCGTTACCTGACATTTTAATTGTGTGAATAATAACTTCTGCATCTTCTAGTGAAGTTGCGTTGTATGGTACAACTAAATCTTCTGCAGGTACAAACTTAGACACACAACGTCCAAGAGATGCATCGTAATAAACTTTTTTAAATGTAGAACCTGACAACGGTAAGTTAAATAACATTTGATCAAACTCTGGCTCGTACTCTTTCATCTCGCACATGATTTGATAGTTCATGTAATCTCTAACTCTGTCTGCTTGTCTTTGTCTGTCGGCGTTTATCATGCCTACAACTTTTGTTCTTACAGGTCCGTCTGCAGGTAATAATTCTTTGTATGCTAGTGATTGAAATTGTGTAACTGCTTCTGCTAGTACAGGGTGTGTTGCACCCGATGCACCTTGGAATGGTTCTGATCTGTTTTCGTATTTAAAACCTAATAGGTCTAAACCTTTTGTGTATGCATCTTCCCAGTCTGCTCTTGAGCTTTTGTACTCGTCATAGTTTTCTTCTAGGTCAGCTGCAATTTCAGTTAACACTCCTTCATCTAAATAATCTGCTAAGTTAGCATCGTGCTCTTGTGCACCTGCCATCATTTCTGCAGCAGGATCAAAATTTATTTCTGCTCCGCCGTCATCAGTCATTTCTACATCAACGTCACCACCCTCTTGGAATTCTTGTGGTTGTTCTGCCATTAGTTCTACTTCTTCGTCGTAGACTGTTTTTGGAACTTTGATTTGATTTTCTAGTGCTTTATCTATAGCCATTATTTTCTCCTAAATAAACTTCCCATGCCGTCTGACGCTGGGCCTTTTAATGGCGGTACTGTACCACCGTTTGCAAAACTTTTTATTAGTTTTAATCGTAATTCATCGTCTGGCGACATCATCCCTGGCATCATTACAGCGTCGTCATAATAACCTCCTTCTAGTCTAAAGTCATTAGGTAAATCTAAACCTGCTTCATAAATCATCGTAGGATCATTCATACCTGTGTTTCCACTACCACTAACACTCACATCGAGTGGTCCTATATCTACACCACCTAAAACATTATAATCTCCTGTAGCACTATTATAGTTAAGTCTTTTTCTAACTTTTTTACCATCTTTAAAACCTATACGACCTCCTCCAGCTTTTTTTGTCTTTGGTTTAAATGGTATTACGTTTGAACCTGGTTCTTTATAAGCAGTTTCGTTTGGAAACTTATATTCATCAAATAAATATGCTCTAAAGTTTTGATAATCTGCACCATCAACCTCCATAGCTTTTAGAGAGTCATCTATTTGACTTAGCATCTTACTTCTTGTTGCTTCAGGTAACATACTGTAACGAGCTCCGCTTGCTATGTCTTCATACAAATCAAATAACTCTGCTTCAGGATTACCTCTCGGTCCTCTGACTTTATTTATATCATAAAGTTCTTTGTCAAAGTTTTTTTTCATTGCTTTTTGAAATTCATCTTCTCCAACTTTAGTTACTTTTTGTTTGTATGTTTGTTTTGCACCGAATGGTTTAACTCCTTTTTGTGCAAGTTTAGCGGCTTCCATAATACCTTTACCTATTAAACTACCACCTGCAAACATACCTACACGTCCGCCTTGGTTAAAATTACCTTCACCTTGTTGGTATAACATTTCAAGCATGTCATCAGGTAATTCTTCACCTGTATTATAAAAATGATTAGCTCTTATTTTTTCTTTGTCGATTAGTTTAAAGAACACAGCTTTTTGTTTGTCTGTATATCGTGGTGAGTCTGACACCATTTGTTCTAGTTCACGGATTGTCATTGTATCTAGTGGTGTAGCTTTTGTACCGTCTGCTCTGTCTTTTAGTATTCTCTCAAGATCTGTGCGCGGATCTCTAATAACATTTACAGCTTGTTGCATGTCAGCTGTTTTAGCTGGATCCATACCCATGTTTGCTTTTGGTCTCATTAGCAATAATTCTTTTATGTCTTGTTTTAGTTTTGGGTCTAATAAAGATTTTAAAGCTTTGTTAGATAGTCCTCCAAATTTCATTCCAACACGTCCACCATCTGCTTGTTTAGTTCTAGCTAATTTAATTTTTCTAATCATTCTTTCTAGTGCTGCAGTTGGTTCAAAGCCGTCGTCTATTTCACGCATAAACATATCAACTGCTTCGTTCTTTAATTTTTGTTCGTCAAGTAAGAACGTAGACTCAGTCAACATATTTTTTGACTGTGTTTCCATATCACGCATTGCTTTTAAAATTCTATCTGATTCGTCTTGAACTGCTTTTGCTGAAGTGATGCCTTGTTTTTCTTTTGGAAAGAATTGCATCTCTCTCATCATTTTTCGTCCACGTGCAGAATTTGGATTTATAACTGTTGGGTCTTTACCCAAAAACGCTGTCTGTAAATTTTCTAGCACGTCGTCTTCTGCTGTCTCACCTAATACTGATTTTCTAAACCCAGTATATTTTGGATCAGCCATCATTCGTTGCATGACTTGAGCTTCTAATAATTGTCTGTCTGTTGCGATTTTGTTTTTAGGAGCGCCTTTTAATAGAGTTGATACTTCACCAAAGTTCTGACTTGTTGGATTGAAGTATTGGCCTCTATTTTTAAATAAAGAACCAAGTCCTCCTAGAATTCTTCTCAGTAATTCTTTTTTCATTAATAGTACGTCCTTTGTTGTTGTGGTAAAGGCTCATCTTCGTAATCGTCGGGATGTTCTACAAAACCACCTTGTCTAAATCTCATTACTGCTTGAGTCATGCTATCCACTAAGTCATCGTGTTCGCCTAGCGGGAATGCAGCGCATTCCTCAATTACCTCTTCTGCCCATTTTTTTTCTGGTGCCCAAATCATACCAGATTCAAATAAAGGTGCAACCGAGTTTATTCTAGTATGTTTATCATTTCCCTTGCTAGGTGTAAAGTTAATAACGGGTATGCCAAGTTTGCGTAATTCATAGGTTAATGGCAATCCTGATGCTTTTGCCTCCACGATCACCGTTTCTGGCTTCCAATAGTCGTATTGTTCTTTGGCAACTCTACGCAGTTCTGGAAACTCAAATCTATCTTTTACCATGTCTATAAGTATTAACTGCGGTCCGCTGTCCTCGTCTGGTGTAAATACACCCCATGTAGTTATGGCGCTGTAGTCAGCAGTTTCTTTTTTCATAAACGCTGTATCATAACTTTGTATGACATGCTGTAGCGGTGGTAGTTCTTCTTTTTCCCACACGTTCCACCATTCACGTTTTATAATACTGCCTTCAGCTGCTGTTGGATTTTGTTGGTATTGTGCATTCCATTTTAGTATACTTACTGATGCTTTTACCGCTTCCAGTTCTTCGAGCTTCCAATAACCAGGCCAAACCGGTTTCCCGCTGGGAAGTATGGCTGGGAATTCTATCACTTCCCATTGATCTGCTTTTGGTTCTGCTTGTGCTTTCATCAATTTACCAGTTAGGTCAGCAACATTCCAACGAGTCATCACCACAATTATCCTGCCTCCAGGTTGCAAACGCTGCCGCGGTCCAGAAGTATACCACTCATACACTCGATCGTAACTGGCCATGTTCATTGCGTCCTGTTCCGAATGCGGGTCATCAATAATCAATAAGTCCGCTCCACGGCCCGTGATACTACCTCCAACACCCGCTGCATAATATTCACCACCTTGGTCCGTTTCCCATTTACCAGCGGCTTTAGAGTCTTCTCTAAGTCTTGTATTAAATATTTTTTTAAAATCATCCTGCTCCATTAACGTTTTTGCTTTACGACCAAATCGTACTGCAAGTTCCGCGTTGTTTGTTGCTTGGATTATTTTTAAATCAGGTTTGTTACCGATCATCCATGCAGGCAAGAAGTTAGATGCAAACTCAGACTTTGTATGTCTTGGTGCCATGTTGATAATTAATCGCTTGAGCTCGCCTCGCGCAACGCGGTTAAACTTCTCAGCCATTATCTTATGGTGTTCACCTTCTATAAAATCAGGCCACATGTGTTTTACAAAAGCAAGAAAGTCATCTTTGATTGCCTGTTCTTTTTTCTTTTCATCAAGCAACAGTAATGTTTGCAAATATTCTTTGCGTGTATCTTCAGGTAAGTTTTTTAATTGATCAGGGGTTAGCATTCGAAAAAATTTTATAAAAAATTTTGCACCTTTACTTTTTAGAGTGAAAACGATTTTAGACCATATCTATTTGCAGATCAAGCATATAGTGCTGGCATTGGGACCCCTGTTATACAGAATCCGGGGTACGGGGGTGGGGGCACAAGTCTGGCAGCAAATGCGCAAGGGTCCCCTATTGCAGCAAGCGCGCAAGGGGCGCAGTTTAGAATGAGTCTAATGTGCAAAGATAATTAAATAAATGTTTGACAGTATTCTATGAATATGGGAAAGTGTGACATTGTTAAACAATAGTTGGGGCAGTCTGGTGATACACCCTTGAATGTACTAGCCCCAACTAAATTAGAAAGGATAATATATGAACGAACAATTAATTAATCATCATAAGATTGTGCAAGACGCAGAAATTATGACAAAGGGAGAGTTTATCCAAGAACATGGAGAACAATACCTAGAATACTATGAGCAAGTACAAGAGAATGGAGATAAGAAAACAAACTTTTATGAGGGTGGCATTGAGTATTCTAAGTACTTAGAAGAAAAAAATAATGTACCCGAGAAAAAAAGTTTTAGAGATGAGTTTACAGTAGATGACCTTGATCCATATGGAAATCTGATATGAGTCACGCAACTTTTTATAGTGTGTTATGCCTGTTAGTTTTGGGTGTAGCCATGTGGCAAGTGTGGTCATGAGTAAGTCAGCTAAATATTGTGTGACTTGTGGTAAGAAGTTTTACCCCAAGTCATACTACGCGTATCCAAGTGATGAGTATTGTTTCAACTCATTGACAGGGGAAACCACGAGACACAAGGTACAAGCAATGCACAAGCACTTTCATTCACAAAGCTGTATGAAAGAGTGGCTTGCAAGATACTCTCGAGAGTTCTCAAATTTAGTTGACAACATATCACATAATGTGATACAAGATAATAGCAACCAAGAGAA